AAATGAAGAAAAAATATTCTATAGTTCTAGAAGATAGTGATGTTATATTTAAGACCATGACTGCTAAGGAAAAGATATTAGACATGGTTCCTAAAAACAAAAGCACTACTGCTGCATTAGTAACTACAGGCTTAGGTCTTCATAAGAGAAGAGCTTTAGACTACTTAACACAATTAGAGAAAGCAGGATATTTTAAATCAAAAATGGAGACATTAAATATAAATGATAAAATTTGTATAACTAGAGTCTTCAAAAGATTATAAATGATATATATTCAGGTAAATTAATATAGGGTATCGTATATTAAACTCTATGTTCATCGAAATTATATGGAAAAATAGTAAGGGAGAAGAGAAAAGAACCCTAGTTGAATCACAAAAAGTACAAGGTTTTATAAACGGTTTTGTCGAGCGTAACGTTCAACCAACACTTGTCGTTCAACAACCTTAACTAAGTTACGTTACTTAACTTAACTAACTTTTTTCTTTTTTTTATAACTTTTTTGATCAACTTTTAACTAACATTTATATTATCCAATACCTATCATATCATATGAAAATATCTTCAGCAACAAAAACAATCTCGGTAGGAAAAAATACAATCCCTATCTTTGAGAAGCTAGATAAGATAAGACCTAATCATATATCATTTAGTTTGATGATAGCTATTGCTTGTGAGGAATGGATAAAGAATCACGATAATATTAATGGGGACTTAACACAATTCACATCACAAACTGTCAGTACAGAATTACCATTATTCTATGCTGATATTATAAAGTGGAAAAATTCTATCAAAAAATTATCTGATACAGACTTCTTGAAATTACAACAACGCTATTCACAACTAGGTAACCTTATCAATAAGGAAGTGAGTCAAAGACTATGATGACACAATCAGCTATTAAGGATCAGATATTTGATGTCTTATGTAAGAGAGATATAGCAGAAGTCATTGAACAACTAAGACCTAACTCTATCTTTTCAATAGACGCTGAACGTGAAGATCTTTTAGATTTGTATTGTGAATGTAAAACACCACAGGAATTCTTAGAGTTTGTCAAACAAGGAATATTTGAAATCCTTAATCAGAAATATGGTGGATCAATAGACGTACCATCTACATTTAAAACTTTATTGGTTAGACTTACATCACATGATGTTCTTAAAATGCATGAGTTAAATGCAAAGTATGAGAATACTGTAGTTACATTTGACTGTGTTATTATAGGAACAGATGCTCCTAAAACATATATTAAAAGAGCCAAAGTTGTATGTCCACTATGTTTTAATGATGAAACTGTAAGTTGTGATTATAATAGGGAGTTACCTATTACAACTTGTGATAATATGAGATGTAAAAGACAGAAGATGCGACCAGATACTACAAAGATAGTAACAGATGATATACAAACAGTATTATTACAAGAGTTAATGGAGAATACACAGAACAATGCTCCTGTTATTATGACAGGTAAATTAACAGGTAGGAATGTAGGTACTTCATTTGTAGGACAGAAGAAGAGGATATCAGGTATGTTTAGAACAGTTATAGATGATAAGAAGAATGAACATGATGTTGTTATTGAGGTGTTAGCATTGGAAGACTTGGAAGATATATCTCCACGTTTACCAAGTAAAGAAACACTAAAGAAATTACATGAGCAAGCATTACATGATGATTTTATACCTGAAATAGTTAATTCATTCTCTCCTCAAACATATGGTAATAAAAATATTAAACTTTCAATACTATGTTTAATGGCAGGGGGAGTTGCAGGCAATAAGAGAGGGGACATTAACATATTATTAGCAGGAGATCCTAGTATGGCAAAATCAGTTATGTTAATAGAAGCAGATAAAATAACTCATAAGTCTATGTACACATCAGGTAGAGGTGCTAGTGCTGCTGGACTTACAATAGGTATGGTAAAATTATCTGATGGTAGAATGATAGCATTAGCAGGGGTATTACCACTAATGAATGGTGGTTTTGCATATATTGATGAGTTTGACAAGATGAATAAGGATGATCGTTCTGCAATACATCCTGCTATGGAACAACAGAAGGTAACAATAGCAAAAGCAGGAACAACATTAACACTACCATCTAAGACTGCTATATTAGCAGCAGCTAACCCAAAGTTTGGTAGGTTTGATAGTAGTCAAACACTTACAGATAACATAGACATACCACCACCATTACTATCAAGATTTGATTTAATATGGGTGATTAAAGATGAGGTAAACTTAGCAGAAGATTTAGCAAAGGCTAATCATGTCTTAGATACATTTGAAAATAATAATAAAGAAGTAAAACCAAAATATACAAGAGAGGAATTAACAGAATACATTAATTATGTTAGAACATTAGAGCCAAAACTATCTCCTACTGTAAGACGTAAAATTATATCTATCTATGAGAAGATGAGAGAGTTAGCAGTGCAAGAAGATATTGTGGTAGGAATCAGACAACTAGAAGCATTGGTAAGACTATCAACTGCTTATGCAAAACTAAAATTGAAATCAGTTGTAGATGATGAGTGTGTAGATTCTGTAAAGGTTATGTTAGATGATGCTTACACTAGAATAAGTCCTTCGTTTGGTAGTTCAGGTTATCAAGCACAATTACAGGGAGTATCTTCAAAGTTAAGTAAAGAACAATTAGCATATAAAATATGGGATGAGTGTCAAGATGATAACAATCATGTTAATCTTGTTAAGTTCTTTAGGAAGATGGAAGAGGGTGGCTTTAATCAAAGAGAATATAAAAGAATCTTTACACAATGGGAAACAAACTGTATCGTTGTCCTTAATGATGATGGGACATATAAAAGATCAAAGACATAAACCTTAATAAGACACTATCTATAGTATAATATATGTCAGAAGTAGAGAATGATTTTTCACAAAACCCTGAAAGGCAAACAGAAGTAACAACAGAGGTACCTGACATAGACTTTTCAGTGACACAATTAGAAGGAGTTGGAGCGATGACTGAAAAGAAACTAACTGAGTTTGGTGTTTCATCATTGATTGATATATGTATAAGAGGAGCTGCTGAAGTAGCTGAGATAACTGGAGTCGCAAAAGCAAAAGCTGATGCGTGGGTGTTTGCTTCTCAAAAAATATTAGAAGAGAATAATTTAATAAGAAAATCAGACATGGGAACAATAGAATTGATGGAGTATCAAGACAATTACCCTACCTTAGAATCAAAATGTACTGACTTAGATAATTTAATAGGTGGTGGAGTAAAACCTGAAGCCATGTATGAAGTTTATGGATTGTTTGGTTCAGGAAAGACACAATTCTGTAACTCATTAACAGTTGAAGCAATTCGATCAGAAAAAAATGTTATTTGGATTGATTGTGAAGATACATTTAAGCCAAAAAGAATAGTAGAAATACTAATGGCAAGAGAATACATAGAAGATAAAGAAGAAGCTAAACCTCTACTAGAAAGAATTAATTATTATTATACTCCTAATACAGAACAATTAATGGGTACAATCAACGCCTTATCACCAGTAATGCAAGAGAAAAAACCTAGAATCCTAGTATTAGATGGAGCAATAGGACAATTTAGAGAAGAGTTTCTTGGTCGTGGTACATTAGCTGCAAGACAGAATCAGATAGCAAGATTAATGACACATCTCAAAAACATATCATATTATTTTAGGACAACAGTTATATTTACTAACCAAGTACAATCTGATCCAGCAATTATGTTTGGTGATCCTATTAAACCTATCGGTGGTAATATTGTAGGTCATGCAAGCACCTATAGAATTTACTTTAAAAAGGCAGGCAAGAAACGTATAGCAAGAATGGTAGATAGCCCTGAACACCCTCAAGCTGATGCAGAGTTTGCATTAACAGCAAAAGGCGTAGATAATTTAGAATGAAATGCACAACAGGCAACGTATGCGATTCAGTAATCGTAAAGCAGTTCTTTGGTTACTAAAAAATGGCTACGATGAAATTTGGTTAAAGCCACACACAAAACGTACTGATTTAGTTTATACTGTTGGCGATTGGTATAGAATTATCGATCTTTGGAATCTTTTTGATGGTATTTGCTTCGATAGTGAGGGTAATATATGTCTTTTGCAAATCAAAACAAATAACTGGGCAAATGAAACTGACATAATAAATTTTTTATCTGACAAGAAACACTTAAAAGCTCTATCTATCAATGTTAAAGGTAAGGGAAGAGTATGGAATGTGATGGTACGTGTCTTTGAAACGGAAGAGTGTTGATGACACTTTTATTGGAAAGGGAGAAAAAACAGCAGTAAAGGTTTTAAAAAAAATCTATCCAAAAGAAGATATACAGATACAAGTCCCTTTTAAAAACCTTATGAAAGGTGAGTTTTTAGGTGCTTTAACAGAAAGACA